TTGGTCGCCCACCCGAGCCACGCCCCTAAATATGGGCCTATAGCTCAGCTGGGAGAGCGTTCGGTTCGCATCCGAGAGGTCAAGGGTTCGAATCCCTCTAGGTCCACCAATTTGCCGCATCGTTTTGTACGATGCGGCGTTTTTTATGCCTAAAAAACTTTGGCAGACCGTGCCGGGCTCCGAACCCTGAAGTCGGATGCGAACCGGGCGGGGTCATCCATGTACTTTTTGAAAATCCATCGGTTTCACGCTTCTTTCTTTGCATTTTGCAGAGTGCTGCGGGCAAGCGCATCGCTTTTATGCCCCCTTCTCGGAAATTTCTTCAAAAATTTCCGCACCATCGTAGGTTGACACAGCCTTGAGCTGTTCCACTTGGTTGAAGCTGGCGTTCAGGGTGATCGAGATTTCGTAGTCTTTTCGGACACGAATCTCCGTAATGAACTGCTGCAAGATAGCGCGGCGTTCATCGTGGTTGGCGGTGTCGTACACATCCGCCCATGTAAACAGCTCGTTGCAGATGTAGTTGCTGCGCTTTGCCGTTTTGGTGGCTTCTTCGTATTCTTCCTGTGCCTGCACGAGCTGCTTTTCCAGAGTTTCCAAAGTCTCTCTTGCCTCGGCTACCAGTGTGCCGAGCAGTTCTTTGTCCAAGGCACTTACGCCCCGGATGACGAGGAGGGTTTCGGCTTTCAGGTCGTCCAGTTCTTTCTGCTTGCTTTCCAAGTCTTTCTGGATTTTCTTGACCTTCTTCTGGATGCGAGCGGCATCGTTGGTCTTGACCGATTCCAGCAGCTTCTTCCGGGAAACCTCCCGGAACTGTGCGAAGATCTGCCGGACAACTTCTTCCACAATGGAATCCAGCTTGGAAACACCGTAGCCGGACTGCCCATCGCAGTCACCCGGATGCCGAATCTTATAAAAGCAGCTATACCGGGGCCGGACTTCTTTCACCGTATGCCCATCGGCGTAGGTGTGTGTCCGTCCGCTGCTGGTCAGGCTCAGGCGGTTGCCGCAGTGACCGCAGTAAACCAGCCCGGTCAACAGAGCTTTGGAACTGGTGCCCAGTGAAGTGCCGCCACGCTCACAGGTGCGTGCCTGCCGCAGTTCCTGTGCCTGCTCGAACAGCTCTGGTTCGATGATGCGGAGCTGCGGACACTCCGTCTCCACCGCACCGTTGATGAGGTATCCCGTGTATCCTTTGTTCTTGATCATCCGAACGATGCTGGTGTTGGGGATATTTTTGTTGTTCCGTCCTACGACTCCCTGTTCATAAAGATAGTGGCTCAACTTCTGTGCGCCGTAGCCCTCGTAAACGTACTTGTGGAAAATCAGCCGGACGATCTCAGCTTCTGCTTCGTCAACCACAAGGTCGCAGACTTCCTGATTCTTCTTGTTCACCCGACCAAGGCGGACACGCTTGTAGCCAAAAGCCACGGTGCCGCCTGTATAGTGGCCTTCCCCGGTGAGCTGTTCCAGCCTTGTCCGGGTACGGACAGAGGTTTTCAGACTTTCGCCGGATGCCTGCCAGTAGCGGATGTAGTTCATCAGCTTGTCCACATGGGTGTCAAATCGCTGCTGTCCTTCGTTCACGCTCCAGACCTCGATGCCCTGCTTCGTGAACCATTCCACGATAAAGGGCGTTTCATCATCACGGCGACCGAGACGGTCAAACATGAACACCAGCAGGATGTCAAACTTGCCCTCCATTGCGGCCTGTTGGATTTTCTGGAGTTCATCACGGTCTTTGGCAGACTTCTTAAAGCCGGAAACGCCTTTTTCGGAAAATTCCTTGACGATCTCCCAGCCCTGACTTTCTGCAAAGTTGCGGCAGGCTTCTTTCTGCATGGGGATGTCGTCTTTCTCGACCTGTCCTTTGGTCGAAACACGGTATAAGGTATAGACACGTTTTTTCATTTCAATCTCTCTTTCTTTGAGTGAGAAAGGAAAAATCAAACGTGTTTCGTCCATATTTTGTTTTCAAGGTTCAGTTCGATTTTATCTTATCTCACGCATTCAAGGAGCACAAGGATGTCAGGCAGCGGTGTGCCCTGCCGTGCGCAGGATGGTGGTCTGCAATAGTTTCTGGATGGCATCCAGACAGTCTGTATCCGCAGGCGCATAGGTGATCTTGACTTTGCAGCCTTTGACGGAAAGGGTTTCCGATTTAGCGGTGGTATCGCAGATAGCGTTCATAGGCCTCCTTTCGCCATACCCATTCGTTCAGATCAAGCTGATACAGCAGCGCATAATTAAGCCGAATGAGTTCCGGGATGCTCAACCGCCCCATCGGGCGGATCAGCCGTCCCTTGCTGATGGTCTGGACAGATTCTGCCAAAATCATAGAGGGCTGCAAAAAAGCCCGATTACCGTCCACAAGAACGTGGGCTTGGTGATCGGGCTTCTTTGCAGTATTGGATGTGACAGGCGCAACAATGAGGTTGGGCGAATAGCAGTTTGCGGTGTTGTTCTGCACCACGACCACAGGGCGAATACCGCCCTGCTCGGAGCCAAGGTGCGGCTCCAGATTGGCGTAGTAAATATCACCGCGCAGAAATTTTCGGTTGACTGGAATCATGCTCATCACCGCTTGCAGGGCAAATTATGGGTACGGCCAGCACCGTTGTAGATGGACAGGATCTGTTTCATGTGGCGGTCTGCCACATTGCCAGTGTCGTTTTGTGCCAGCCGGGTGATGGTCTTGGGATGAACTGTGCGCAGCCGGAGAATCAGCCGTTCCCGGCTGTATTCGCCCTGATACAGAGCCAGAAAACGAGCCATGCCATGCAGGATGCCCGACAGGAAGGAATCCGAATCTCCATCCCACGCATCTACGAGAACACTCAGCATTTCATGGTAAAGGGCTGTGCCGTAGCTCTTGTAGATGTAGTAAGCCGAGCGGATGCAGTAGATTTTCCACGGGGTACGAATCCCATCCAGTGCAAAGCGGACACCTGTGTCCTCCGTTACCGAAACAAAATCGCAGGCGTTTTCTTCGTGTGCCACCAGTTTGGCACGAAGCTGTTCACCAGCGGTCAGTTCGCTGGAAATGCCTGTCTGCACAGCAAACAGCAGAGCTTCATGCTCTTTAGAAAGGCCGTAGAAGACCTTGCAGCGAATCGGGAGGTTACGCCCACCGTTGCACGTTTTCCGTGCCTCAATGGTGTTCTGACCATCAAAGACGAAGTAGCGGCCATCCCGGTAGCTGACCTTCGGCTCATTGGCGATATACTCCGAAAAGTTTGCTGCAATTTTTGCAACCTTGCCCATGCGGAGCAGCCGCTGATATTCGGCGCAGGGGTTCAGCAGAACGCTGTCAACGTACCGCACCTCGAAGTTGCACTCCGGCAGGCTGGAAAGGTTCAGGTTAGAAAGCATCATAGCGTTTTCTCCTTTATTTTCAGAAGATACTGTACGGCATCTTCGGTCAAGTCATGAATGATCTTGCGGCAGTCCGAATCTTCAAAAACATCCGGGTATTCTTTGAAAATGCTATTCCAGCGGCGAATGAAGTCCTCTTTTGCACCCTTTACCTCGCACATCATCAGGGAGCCGTTTGCAACGACCCGTTCCTGATAGCGGTTGTCAATGGATGCTTTCAGAAAGGTTCTTTCTTCGGTAGTAAGCTGGCGTTGATGCCCTTGGATGCTTTTGCTGATTTCAGAAAGCGTTTGTTTTGAAGAAGATGTTTCGGCTTTTCGAGGCTGACGTTCCTGCTTTGGCTTCCGCAATTCTGCGAGAGCCGCAGGGATTTCTGCTTTTGGCGTTTTTGCCAAGGCGGTGATTTCTGCATCCGTTGCCTTGATGCGCCCGGTCAGGATTTCTTCTCTTGCACCGGGGACTGCATCTTCCGCAGCGTCTACGCCTTTGGCATACTTCTCTGCTCTCTTTACGGTAGCCGCCCCAACGCCGTTTTGTGCGGCAATGCGCTCACAGGTGGAGAGCTGCTTTGCCCTCAATGGATCATTTTGAACCATTGAGGTGAACCGTCCGTTCTCATCGTGTGCCCGCTCTTTGGAGCCGCCCCGTGCCAGCTTTTCGGATTCATACAGCTTGCCCATCAGAAACTTCTTCCGTTCCGGGTCGAGATTTCTGCGTCCAAGCTGGTTCTGGCAGATCCATGAGAGAGCTGCGTAGCGGTTGGCCAGTTCGATCTCCTGTATCTGGTAGACAATGAACGGATGCTTCCGCAGGATGCGGTAGCGGGTATGCCCGTCCAGAATAAAGCCATTCCAGATGATAATGGGATTCAGCAGCCGCCCTTCGTGGAGAATGTTCTGCTCAAGCTGTTGTTCTTCTTCAAAATTCAGGGGCGGGATCTTGCCCTGAAATTCCGGGTCGATTTTAAGCGCATTCAGATTCATCATCGAAATGGCCTCGCTTCACATACTGCCCAGCGTTCTTATCGGGCTGTACATAATAATCGAAACCATAGCGAATCTGGCAGTAGGTGCAGACATCCTTGATCTTCTGCTTAGGGTCTGCGCGCCGGACGCGAACGCCCTTTGCCCCCTGAAAGGAATCCAGACAAATCGGGCAGAGGGTAGTCAAGCTGGCTTCGTCTACGCAGTTGTTATAAAATCGACTCATATAGATTTCCTCCATATCGGTATTTTGATGGGAAATGTAAAACCACCAGCCGAGAAATCCTCAACTGGTGGTTTGAAAAATACTGTTTTTCTCCTATTTGTCCTCGACACCCCGGAGGTGGGAACTTTTCGGCGGCGGATTTGCACCGCTCCATTGGCATCTCAGCCACCCCGTCTGCTTTCTGACCGGGCCGCGAATTACGGAAGTATCATTGTCTGGAAGTACCGAAAAGCTGCTTCTTCAATTTTCAAGGTACACGGTACAGTTTCGGGTTTGTCGTCCCCTGTTAGGGGGGCTGCCCTTGCTGTGACCATAGTGTACTTGAAAACTGAAGTTCTCGTTAGGAACCAGTAGTTCCGGTTTTGCCATTTTCACCGGAACCAATCGTTCCGGTTTACAACAGTAAAGCGTTTAATCAAGCGGATTCGCCCAGAATTTCCAGCATAACAAGAATCCGCCGCTGCATTTCTTTCAGTTCTTTGCGGAGCATTTGCAGCTGATCTTGCAGTTCCTGCTCCCGCTGGGACGCAGACACACCTAAGACGATGTAGTCCAGCGAGGAGCCAAATCGCTCCCGCAGCTCCACAAAGAGGTCGACAGACGGAACTTTCTCACCCTTCTCCAGATTTCTCATGTAGCGGTCACTGATGTTCAGGTCGATGGCAAGCTGTTCTTGTGTCACTTCACGGTCTCTTCGGAGGTTTTGGATTCGTTCACCCGTTGCAGCAGGATCATAATACATCACTCCCTCCGTTTCTTCCGCCGGGAGTGGGCGGAGCTTCATCTCCTATGCCGGATACGGCCAGCACATGATTTTTCACCAACATGAAAATACGGTCGGCATCAGCACTATGATTTTTGGTGCGCTTTTTGACGTTGGAAACTTCCAGCAATCGAGACAGTCGGAAGTACCATGTGGTCATCTTGAGCCACGGAAGCAAATAGGTCGATTTCATTATCAATAATCCTCCAGTTATTTTACGGAATGTGAGCATTCGGACAAAAAGGATCGTGGTGGCCCACGACACCTTGCCCTTAAAAGCGCAAAAACGCCAGCCTCCCATTGAGGGAAGCTAGCGCAATATTGCACATCGGCATGATTATGGGTGGTGAAGCGGAACGATTGTGCCGGTTTGTTTGCAGTCTGGTCTACGGCAGCAGACAGGCTTTTTTTGATGCGTTACCCCAATAAAAAATCACAGTTACCTCCACAAACGGCAACTGTGATCAGATGGCGCGTAGAATCGCCCAGGCGAGTTACCGTTTTTTTATAACTCGACCGGGAAATGTAAAAATCGGCACTATACTTCCTGCTCGCAGGAAATACAAGGTTATACCACATCATTCACCAGAACGATACAATACTATTGAGGTGAACGATGATGCCGAATTCTGACTTGAAAGTACTTGGAGAAAAGGTTCGCAAGGAGCGCAAGCTGGCAGGTTTAACACAAGAACAACTTGCTGAACGCTGCCATGTTTCAACGAAGCATATCGCCAACATTGAAAAAGGCAGCATGAATCCATCTTACGAAATTCTTTTGGCGATTGCTCGTGTTTTGCCGATTTCGCTTGATGCGCTGATTACTCCGGGGATGGGCAAAACGGAAATAGAGTTAAAAGAGTTCAATCGAATCTATCTTTCCTGTCCAGAAGCAGTGCGAGAAACCTTAATGGACTCGACCCGCACACTGGCAAAGCATCTGACAGAGTTTTACAGTAAGATTGAAAATCCCTGAAAATGTTTTGCTTGTGGTACAGTATAGCACATTTTTCAAAGTCACTATACCAAAACGAACCCAAAAGCAAACCAATTTTATACCAATTCAGTCGATTCCCAAGCTGACCTGAATCTCTGTTTCCAAATCATTTGTCAATGCCGTATATAGTTCTTGTGGTGTGCGGCAAAGAATTGCATTGAAATTGATAGGGTCGCCCTCATTGAAAAGCCTTACATATCCCCAGCGGCATGGAACAACGTCCAAATAGGTCGCAGACTCTAAAAAGCTATGGAAGTGGGTCAATACTTCTTCAAATGTTTGCATGGTTTGACCTCCTGAATTAAGTTATCTCTATTTTAGAATATTCTTGGTCATCTATGCAAGGATGCCGATTTCGTACAGCGTAGAAAACGATAAAGCCATACCGAAGAATCCTACTAGGATCTCACGGTATGGCTTTTATTACAGATTGCGATTCAATCGCACCGATTCCGATGATGGGACAAATTGATATCCAATGTTGGAAACCGTTTTAATATAACGGGGGTGATCTTTGTCATCCTCTATTTTCTGGCGGATTCGGCCGATCGTGCTGGTGACGGCTCTCAAATAGCTTTCGCTGTCCTTATGCCAGACTGCTTCAAAGATCTGCTCCTTTGTAAACAGTTTGCCCGGATGCTGTGCCATCAAACTCAAAACACCGTATTCATAACGACTCATGTACACCTCTGTTCCGTGTTTGAAAACACGGTGGTGTTCCAAGTTGATTTCCAGATCGGGACGGCTCAGAGCGTCTGTGGGATTCCGCATCAAATCGAACCATTCAAAAATCGTCTGCTCTTGCGGTGGGCAGTGATCCTTCGTGATGCGAACAACAACTTCAATTTTTTGCATACAATAGACCATCCTCCCCCAAAGCCAAATCTATATCACTCGATATGGAAAATCGGGTGTAGCCTCGCATTTCCGCATTGACCGTGCACTACGATGCCGTGTGCTTTAGCCGCCGTCGTTTTTGGAATTCCGAAAGTTCAGAGCCGCCAGCAGGCATCCAAACGCGCCTGCCCAGAGAAGGTCGGTATAGAGCCATACTTGGAGATTGAGTCACTGCTCCGGTAGGCATTGGTGTATTCAGCGGCACCAGAAGCAGTGCCGCCCGCACCTTGTAGGGAATATTGTTTTCCGCCATACGACGGCTTTTTTCTTTTGCCGTCGTCCGGCAGATGTATGAATCTATAGGTATTTTCTATTCAATCTTTTTTCTTTTTTCTTGATAAATATGAAACGCTGCTACTCCAGTCGCTGCCAACTGAACCAGAATTAGAACAGCAAACAGACCGAAGCTCTCATAATAGAACAGCTCATCCCTAAATAGAAGGACATCACAGAGCGCAGTAAAGGTAAGTGTCACAAAGTAAATGATATAATCTCGCAGGCTTCTGCGGATATTTTGAATTGCTAACTTCCAGTACATATCTTCCTCCCATCACCTTACGCTATCGGAGTTGCTGCGAATCGAACGCTGGAACAGCAGCCATGTACTGAGAAAGTAGCAGCTCAGCAGCAAAGCGAAAATCCCGACAATGATACCTATTTGCCGCATCAAGGCTCCGCAGCCAATATAAGCTGAGATTTCAGCAGAAACACTTTGAAGAAAATAGCCAATCACAATCATTGCTACAACGATTGCCGCTGTGATCGGCATCCCAAACCAAACACCAAGCTGTTTTAGAACCAAAGTATGCAGGTCCTTCTCTTCCACTCCCATTTTTCGCAGAACCGAAAATCTGTAGTTGTTTTTTTCTGCATCCAGGAGCTGCTGAAGAGCCAGCACGGTAAGACACATCACCATCAGAACAATTGCACCATAGATCAAGGACGCTTTTAGGATAAAGTTAAGGGCGATTATACGGTTCACTTCCGTAGTATGGACAGTTGTACTGTATCCTGCCAGATTGTCTTTATCAGGATCTTCTGGATAAGAACGCCCAAGAAGCTGTTCCAGCATTTCTGCCGTTTTGAAGGGAAGCGGATATTGGGTCATCACAAATCGGTTGCGCTGTACCGGAAGCAAGACTTGCGCTATTTCGTCAGGTATGATATACACCACATCTGTATAAAGATTATAGATGGATTCCCCCACAGGCTCCTGAAACACGGCGTTCTCACTGAGTTTCAGGGTGCCTGCGTCAGTTTCCAATAAGGTATGCTCAGCAATGTAGTTTTCAATATCCTTGTCCTCTGCTGCACGATGCCAGTGGGTAGCAAATTCATCCGTTTGTAAGATAATAGGTTCATATCCCAACATTTTCCGAACAGCGTTATAATCCTTCAGTGCGATCGCCAAGGGAGGAAAATTGTACTTTACTCGCTGGTGAAAGTCGCTTTGCTTGGGAAGATATTCCGAAAAAGTCAAATCGTCCTTTATCGCTATTTTGTTTTGTTCTATGAACGCAGTAATTTCTCCATAGTCTGTATCCGGAAGATTTTCCACTTCATAAACATCGTTGTAGCGGCTTGAAATTTGAATATCATAGACAGCCCGACTGTCCAAATAGCCCAGACTCCATCCCGTTAAAACCGGCGCAATGACAAACAAGCAGATAGAAAAAGTCAGGGTCACACAAATGATCGTCATCGTTTTCGTATTGGTAGCCAGCTTAGAGGAAAGCTGTCCAAACAGAAATAAACTCGTATTATGATATTTGCGGGACACTTTAGACTCCTTCCAGTATAGGAGCGCCGCATTCGATAAATACATGACTGCGGAAATGATAAACAAAATATCCGCAACCCCAAACAGCAAATATTGATTCAGAGTTGGAGCGTCAAATCCAAGGAAGTAGGCTTTTTCCAGTTCTGCGATGGAAAAAATCGGGATAGCGGTCAATACAGCACCAGCCAGAAGTCCGCAAAGATATCGGGAAAACCCTATTTTTCTGTGTAAAACAGCACCTGCGATTGCCCAAAGCAGCGTCAGTGCAGGGAAAAGGACATTCCCCCAATACATGAGCTTTACAGGAAGCGGATGTCTGGAATCGAAGTAAAAATGATATTTTACAGTACCTACCTCCAGCATCCACAGCAGCAGAATGCCATAGAAAATACAGATCATCGGCATCCATCTGCTTTTATGAAGCGGTTTTTCATTCTGACGGTTTGCCGTCATAAGCTCAATAATCCTGCTTTTGTTGAGAATTCTGACATTCCCGACTCCAACCAGAATCTGGCAAACAACAAAGAAGCCCACGGTCAACAGCACAGTATCCGGGAAAAACGACCAAGAAAAAGCGTAGGGTTCCCCAAAAGAAGCAAGCAGCATAGCCGTAATGACCTGAGAAACGATCATCCCCAGAAGGATTCCCACCGACACAGAGAATATGAGCAGGAAAAAAGTCTCTCCAAAAAAGAGCAGGCCTATGGTTTTTTGCTCCATTCCCAAGGTTGCCTCAACGGCAAACTCCTTTTGCTTTTTTCTCAGCATGAAACGATTGACATAGTGGATCAGAAACAACAAAAGCAAACTAATCCCGCAAATTGCCAGTTTCATACCTCCAGCCAGCAGGGAAATATTATATTCCGCACCAATGGTCGGATGATAATGGGTGCTGCTGATAGACAAAAACGCATAGAACAGGGTGACACAGAGTGTCATGGTCACAATATAAATCAAATAGTCCTTCACAGACCGCTTTGCATTTTTGAAAATAAGTTTAGCGTACATCGCTCGTGCCCCCTCCCATCATGGTAAGGACATCCAGGATTTTTTCAAAGAAAGTCCTGCGGGAATCACCCCCCTTACGGATTTCCGTAAAGATTGCCCCGTCCCTCATAAAGAGAATACGATTGGCATAGCTTGCCGAGAAAGCATCGTGTGTCACCATCAGAATCGTGGCTCCGAGATCTTCATTGATACTCTGGATCGTCGAGAGCAGCATCTGGGACGAGTGACTGTCTAACGCACCGGTGGGTTCATCCGCCAAAATCAGCTTAGGCTGATTGATAATGGCTCTGGCACAGGCGCACCGCTGCTTCTGGCCGCCGGACACCTGATAGGGGTATTTGTCCAGAATATCCGTGATATTCAGCTTTCCGGCCATTTCCCGCACCCGCCCATCAATCTCGCCTGCTGGAACCTTGTTGATGGTCAGCGCCAGGGCTATGTTTTCCGAAATGGTCAGCGTGTCCAGCAGGTTAAAATCCTGAAATACAAATCCAAGATTCTCCCGACGAAACCGGGCAATCTGTTTTTCGTTGATTTCCGTCACATCGGTTCCGTCCAGATAGATATGTCCTGCACTGACGGTATCAATGGTGGAAATACAGTTGAGCAGGGTAGTCTTGCCGGAGCCAGATGCTCCCATGATTCCTACAAATTCTCCCTCTTGAACGGAAAAGCTGATGTCCTGAATTGCTTTTGTAACATTTCCGCCATTTCCGTAATATTTTTGGATATGATCCAGTTTCAAAATTTCTTTCATTGTTATCACCTCTGATCTCTATTGTAAAATAAGAGTGGCTTCGTTTGTATCAAGTTTTCTTACAAAGTTCTAACAAAAATGTAAGAAGTGCAGAACGCTTTTCAGTTCTGCACTTCATGAATCAGACAGTTAATGTGAAAAGAAAGGGAAATGGCTGTGCCATGTTCCGACGACTCCGCCGTAATGCCAATGCCCAGCTTTTCACAGAGCCGTTTGCACAGATACAGACCAATGCCCGTGGACTGCTGAATCAGACGACCATTCTGACCGGTAAATCCCTTTTCAAAGATACGGGGCAGATCGGACGCAGCAATCCCGATTCCATTGTCCTCCACGACAAGGACAACCTGATCCTGCCGTTTATGAGTAGAAATGCGGAGAACCGGCTGCTTCGTACGATACTTGACCGCATTGACAATCAGTTGATTTAGGATAAAACGCACCCACTTTTCATCTGAATAAACCGTATCCTGCATTTCCTCCACTTCCAGGCGCATACCACTTTGGAGCAGCAGATATTTGTTATCTGCAATCGCCTGATGCACCACTTGGGACAGTGCCATTTCCCGGACAGAATAATCTTTCTCTGTATGCTCACTGCGGGCATAATAAAGAGCCTGTTCCGTAAAGCGGTTGGTCTTTTCCAGTTCCAGCAGAAGTTCTTTTGTCCAGTTCGTCCGATGGTTTTCACATAGGAGTTTCATGGCAGTAATGGGCGTTTTGATTTCGTGAATCCATTGTTCAATGTATTCCTTGTACTCCAGGCGTTCCCGCTCGACCTCCCCAATCTGCTCCAACATGGATTTTCCAGCCATTTTCAAAATCTGATAGTAAACCTGATCCTCGGCCTGTTCCGGCAGTTCCATCACTTCAGAAATAAGGTATCTCTCGGAGAGCTGCTTCGCCATATCCAGAAGTTTTTTCATCTGCCGCTTTCGTTTCCAGTAAGTGAGGACAAGTCCCATCAGCAAAATCAATGCCCATACGATCAGGATCAATACTACTGCGGAAGCCGAATTGCCGCACACCAGCAAAAATACAGTGAGCGCAGCCATGCAAACAAGGTTCGTCAGCAGAAATGGAAGCCTGTTTTTCCAATACCGTTTGCTGTTCATATCGTGTACCCCTGGCGATGCTTTGTCTTGATAAAATCCGTCAGGCCAATGCCCGCCAGTTTTTCCCGGATGCGGTTGATATTGACGCTCAAAGCATTGTCATCCACATATAGCTGATTGTCCCATAGATAATCTACAATATCATTACGGGAACAAATCTTTCCTGCGTGTTTGAAAAGATAATATAATATTTTCAATTCATTCTTTGTCAGTTCTGCTTGGTTACCGTCATATTCAATCGTGCTACTTTCTAAGTGAAGAATCGCTCCTTGCCAATTCAGACGCTCAATTTGTTCTATCGGGTAAGCTCGTTTCATCAAGGATGAAATCTTTGCCAGCAGAATTGCTGTGTTATAAGGCTTGGTGATAAAAGCATCTCCACCCAGCAAAATACTGTTCAATTCATCCATGTCCGTATTGCAGCTTGTTACAAAGATAATCGGTACATTGGAAAAACTGCGGATTTGAGAACAGATTGAGTAGCCGCTTTCTTGTGGCAGCTTTATGTCCAGCAAAATCAAATAGGGATGAGTATTTTTGACCGCTTGCATAACTGATGTAAAGTCAGTAACTGCGGATGCCTCATATCCGTTTCCGTTTAACAGAACTTGTAATTCAGTTTGAATGATTGGGTCATCTTCGATGATGAGTATTTTATATTTTTCCATGATTACATGTCCCTTTCTTTGAATATTTAGTACCACCAAGGCAGTTCCAGCCAGAAGTTATCCAGAGCCAATTTCTCCGTGGACTTTGCTCTGCTCTCTGACAGATGGAAGTGCTTCGCCGTTTCGCTCAGAGGATGGAGGACATCGTCCTCAAAGCCAAAGCGATACCAGAGATAGGCTTTCTCTCGCTCATCAATCATTTCCAGAGCCGTATGGATTTCTTCGTGGGTTTCCTTTGCAATGAAAATCTGCTCTGGGTTCTGTACTCTGGAATCTGCTATAAATTCATGTTGTCCCTTATTCTCGCCCTTTTTGACCTCATCCAGACGAATGATACAGTCCAGATTTTTGGCTTCAAAGGTAGGATTCAGCCTGCGGATGTAGTCCAGCATGGCATTATGAATAGCCGGGGCAGCATAGGTCAAAAACTTGTTCCCGTAGTCGGGTTGAAAGCTGCTTATGCAGCCCAGAAGCCCCAATGAACCCTCCTGCACCAAATCGTTCAGTTCAATGCCGAGGGCAACGTTCAGCTCCCGCTGTGCGCTCCATATCTCGTATGCCGTCTTTCGGATAAACCGCAGATTGTTCTCTACAAGGGCGTTTTCTGCCCATTTGTCACCGCTCTGCGCCGCAATACAGAGCTGCTCGTTAGTTATCTTGTCCATCATCTTCCGGCAGCACCATCGTCTGCATCAGCCCCAGCAAGGCTTTGTTAAAGTTGTCCAGAGCTTCCTGATTGACTCCATCGACACCGGAAATGCTGCCTGTAATAGCATCAACAACTGCTTCCGGCGTGATGGTCGGATTCTGCATATCCTGCCCCTTGGTCAGCTCGGCAAACATCTTTTCGGTGGCTTCCTTGCTGATTGCCTTGGCTGCGACCAAATCGCTGCCTGCTTCTTTCTTGATTTCCTTAACCACCGTCATAAAGGTGTTTTGAATCGTGGTCTGGTCTGCCTGATAAGCGGGAATTTTCATGGCATTAGCGGTTCGGGCTGCCTGTACTGCTTCGGGAGCTTGGTTCTGTCCCAACAGCAGAGAGCCAACGGTAGCAAACATCTGGTTTTGTGCGGCATATCCTCTTGCAAGGGTATCATCCATATACTGTGCAATCATATAAGTAACCATGGCAAAGCGGGGATTTTCCAGCAGACGGTTGACTACATCATTGTTGACCTTTCCGGTATAAAGATTCTTTGCAGCTTCAACAGATAATCCCAGTTCTGAAATATCGTAGTTCTTTTTATCCGGGATTACGGTCGTACCCAAGATAAAGTCCGTGGACACATTGAACACTCTGGCGATGCGGATAACGCTTTCTTCGCTCAGCTTTTCGGTCTTTCCGCTAAGGAAGCGGCTGATGGTGCTTTCATTCACATCAATCCGAAGTGCCAGTTCTCGCTGGGTCATCTTGCGTTCTCTCATTACATCAACGATTCTTTTCCGAACATCGGCGGGTAAATAAGTATCAGCCATTATGCTTCCTCCCCTCTGTCTGTTTTCTGTTTGATATATTTTCCGCTTTTAATGCGGGCATCTGTCGGCTTTTCAGCGTCCTCCGGGATGATCCAGCGGCTTCCTGCCCGCTGTGCGCCCGGTATGCGGTCATTGTTGCAGAGGATACCAACTCTTCGGGGAGAGATACCCCATTTCTCGGCAACTTCAAATGTAGACAGGTATTTCATTTCTGTATCATCCCTCCTGATTCATATTAACTTCAATTATATTCTATTTACGGAACAATATCAACCAACTTTGTGTGAACACTGCCGTCTCGAAACTTGCATTTTTTCAAGTTTTCGGGGCGGCTTTTTGCTTTGCTTGCGGAAGTGCCTGATTTTTCGGTTGAAAGCGTTTTTCTGCGTATATTCAGGCAGATGAAAAAATCATCGAGAAAAATCAAGGAGGTTATGCAAATGAACATTTTTGAAACAGTCAAGGCGGCGGTCACGGTTAGGCAAGCCGCCGAACACTACGGGCTGAAAATCAATCGCTCCGGGATGATTTGCTGCCCTTTCCACGATGACAGACACCCCAGCTTGAAGCTGAACGAGGATTACTTCTATTGCTTCGGCTGCGGTGCCAAGGGAGATGTGATTGACTTTGTGGCAAGGCTGCTTGACCTGTCTGCCTATGAAGCAGCGCAGAGACTGGCTGCGGATTTCGGACTGGACAGGCCGCCGTCCGTGGTGGCACAGGTAAAGAAGTACCGTCCCCGTGTGAATCAGTCGAAACAGGACGAGCTTTTCTGCATGAATGTGCTGTCCGGGTATCTTCATCTTTTGGAGGACTGGAAAGAGCGATATGCTCCCGAAGCACCGGAGGACGAGCCGGATGAGAGGTTCGTGGAAGCTTGCCACAAGCTGGAATATGTGGAGTATCTGAACGATTTGCTCCTTATGAGCGATCAGGAAGAAAGGACTGATACCGTCAAGGAACTTTTGACAGACGGAACGATTGCAAGAATGCAAACACGACTGGACGAGCAGAAAAAGGAGGTGCGCTGCCATGTCAGAGAACAGGAAATTGCTTGAGATGAATGTGCCGATGTGGTTTGACGGCAAGAGTATCAATGAAGCTCTGTTTTGTGAAGATTTTCTGAGAACCCGTCAGATTATCTTTGCAAACGGAGCTTTTTTCACACCTGATGGTCGAGTGACGGACGACCTGCCGCTTCGTGGCGAAATCTTTGAAGAATTGAAATATTGTGCCGTGAACAACATTCCCCGCAAAATCAGCAACATCATTGAGATTATGAAGCTGGCGGCTCATGTGGAGGACTTCCCGCCGGAGCAGGACAGGATTCATCTGGCAAACGGTACGCTCATGCTGGACGGCACTTTTACAGAGGGGAAGCCGGATATTGTGAGAAACAGGCTCCCGGTTTTCTATCGCCCGGATACTCCGAAACCTGTGCTGTGGCTTTCCTTTCTGAATGGTCTGCTTTACCCGGAGGACATCCCTACCTTGCAGGAATTTATCGGCTATTGCCTGATTCCCTCCAATAAAGGACAGAGGATGATGGTCATTAAGGGCAATGGCGGCGAGGGTAAATCCCAAATCGGTGCGGTGCTGGGGCAAATGCTGGGCAGTTCCATGAAGGACGGAAGCATTGGTAAAATCTCTGAGAACCGATTTGCCCGTGCCGATCTGGAGCATATCCTCCTATGCGTGGATGATGATATGCGAATGGAAGCCTTGCGCCAGACCAATTATGTGAAATCCATTGTGACAGCTCAAGGGAAAATGGATTTGGAGCGCAAGGGCAAACAGAGCTATCAGGGCTGGATGTTCGCCCGTCTGCTGGCTTTCTCCAATGGAGATTTACAGGCATTGTATGACCGAAGTGACGGTTTCTACCGCAGACAGCTTGTGCTGACCACAAAGGAAAAGCCTGCCGGAAGAATGGATGACCCTGACCTCGCCCAGAAGATGAAAGCTGAGGTGGAGGGCATTTTCCTCTGGGCGTTTGAGGGATTGCAGCGTCTGGTTGCCAACAATTTCAAATTCACGGAAAGTGAGCGCACCAAAACCAACCGAGAGTCCGTCAAGCGTGACAACAACAATATTTTCGACTTCATGGAGTCTGAGGGCTATATCCGGCTGAAAGCGGATGCTTCCATCAGCTCCAAGGAGCTGTACGAAATTTATCGGATGTGGTGTGAGGAAAATTCTCTGCCGCCCCTGAAATCCCGCAGCTTTAGTGACAGTGTGGTGGCAAATTTAAGTCGCTACAATCTGGAACACACCAACAAAATCACAAACTCTGCCGGGCGCAGGGTGTGGGGATTCATGGGAATTGAAGCCGTAGCCCGTCCGAATATAAATGGGTTTTACGACGTTTCGCCGTGTACGTACGTACCGGAGGAATGGCGGGATTGATTTTTTGGTACGTACGTACACAGCGTACGAGCGTAAATCACTCCTGTATAAAACCTTCGTGACGTACCCAAATGACAGGAAAAAGTCAGTCTTTTTTCTGTCAACGGACGGGGCGGTTTCGCAAAACAGCAGCCGTCCGTGCCGGACATTGGAAAGAGGAGCAGACAACTTTCTGATGTTCGGCAGAGGTCGCCGCAGCGACCGCATTACCCTCGGAGAGCCCCTCGGGAGAGCCCACGGCACTTTGCAGCCAGTATGGATGAAAGTGTCATAGTGGGTTATTACACTTCCGCAGAAGTGCCTTTCCAAAGCTACCTGTCTGCAAATCCCAAAGAAAGGAAGGAAAAATATGGCAAGAAATGACGGAGTTGACCGTACCTGTGCAAGAAATATGGATGTCACAGATAATGACATCGGAGATGCACAGGCACACAATGAGCGTGAAAAAGAAATATACAGTAACGAAGATATTATCCCGGAAAGAAGTTCCCTCAACGTACACTTCAAAGAACCTACCGGGAGCTACGCTGAAATGTTTGAGCAGATGAAAGCTGACAACATCATTTCCACCAGAGGTCTGAAGGCGGATGCCGTCCATTTCAACGAAATGGTCTTTGATGTGAACTCTGCGTACTTCGACAATCACGGCGGTTATGAATACGCCAGACAGTTTTATGAGGAAGCCTATAAATCCGCTGTGGAGATTGTTGGCGGTGAACAGTATATCCTCTCGGCAGTCATGCACGCTGACGAGATTAACCGGGCGATGTCCGAAGCACTTGGCAAGGACGTGTTCCATTATCATCTTCATGTGGTCTATGTCCCTGTGGTGGAGAAACAGATTTTGTGGTCGAAACGCTGCAAGGATGAAGCTCTCAGAGGAACGGTAAAGGAAACCATTATGCAGGTCAGCCGCAGTAAAAAGTGGCTGTCCAAACCTGCTGTGGACAAAGATGGAAAACCAATTCTGCAAGTCAATGGTAAGCCTGTTCTCCGAAAATCCTATTCTGTTTTACAGGATGATTTTTTTCAGCACATGAGAGCTGCCGGATATACCGATGTGGAACGTGGAGAGCGTGACAGCACCGAGGAACATCTGACTGTGACCCAGTTTAAGGTGGCAAAGGAAAAGCAGCGACTGGAAGCTGTGACGGCGGAACTGAACCAGAAAGAAGCACAGCTTGACGATACTACACAGGCTGCGGAGAAGAAAAAGCAGGAGCTTAAATCCCTGCAAGCACAGACTAAGGCGGCAACCGGAATAGCGGTGACGGTTCAGGAGCTGGAGTCGATGGGTAAGAAATCTTTTACCGGGAACATCGTCTTGACACCCGATGAATGCCGTACTCTCAAAAATTATGCTGTCAGCAGCTTTGCTGAAAAAGCGGAGAAATTAAAATACCAGCAGAAATATGAAACAGCCAAGAAAGATGCTGGGGTATGGAAAAAACGATATGAGAAACTTCTGGAACAGGCTCAGCCGTATCTGGATGCTGTCAAGCTCGCACCTGAAAGGGTACGGGCTTTTCTTAATGCCGTTTTGACCAGAGGAAAAGAGAAACAGGACATTCCGCAGGAACGTGGACGAAAAAGAAAGGAGAGCACTATTGACAGATAAATGGAATGGTTTTGCCGATTTACTTGCAAATTTAATAGAAAAATATGCGGCGGTTCTGGATATTGATAATCTTCCAGAGCCGCCGTCTTGTTTGGAGGAAGAAAACACATCTGAAGAACCCAGTGACACTATTGAATTGATGGAAAAGCAATGATATAATAGTCGTGGAATAAGTGTCCAAACTCTATGCGAGAGCTACTGTTCTCAACGCATAGAGCTACATAGAATAAAAGCGCAATACCCCGTTGCACAATTAGAAATGAGGTGTTCCGGTGAACAATTATGATGATATGAATCAAAAATCCAATATGATTATTTACACAACAGAAGATGGATTGACAAAAATTGAAACCACATTTGATGAGGATACCGTGTGGTTATCCATTGACCAGATGGCAGAGTTGTTCCAGAGAGATAAATCTACTATTTCAAGACATATAAAAAATGTATTTTCCGAAGGCGAGCTGCAGCGAGAGTCAGTTGTTGCAAATTTTGCAACAACTGCGGCAGATGGAAAAACCTATCAGGTTGACTACTATAATCTTGATGTTATCATTTCTGTCGGCTATCGTGTAAAATCCAAGCGTGGCACACAGTTCAGAATCTGGGCAACTAACATTCTCAAAGAATACATGAAAAAAGGTTTTGCTTTGGATGATGAACGATTGAAAAATCTGGGCGGCGGTGGATATTTCAAGGAACTGCTTGAAAGAATCAGAGACATCCGTGCATCGGAAAAGGTGTTTTATCGTCAGGTGCTTGAAATCTATGCCACCAGCATTGACTACGACCCGAAAGCGGAAATCTCTATCCGTTTTTTCAAAAAGGTTCAGAATAAAATTCATTATGCCATTCACGGACAGACTGCGGCAGAAGTGATTTATACAAGAGCGGATGCGGAAAAAGAGTTCATGGGACTTACCACCTTTGCCGGTAATCAGCCGACACTCAAAGAAGCGATTGTTGCGAAAAACTATCTGAATGAGAAAGAGCTTCGTGCTATGGGACAACTTGTATCCGGGTATCTGGATTTTGCGGAACGTCAGGCAGAGCGTGAACAGGCAATGACGATGCAGGACTGGGCAGAGCATCTGGATCGCATTCTTACCATGAGTGGAGAGCAGCTTTTAATTGGAAATGGAAGCATTACTCATAAGCAGGCTGTTGATAAAGCGACTGGAGAATATCGAAAATATAAGACAAGAACGCTCAGCGACGTGGAAAATGATTATTTAAATTCGATAAAGATGTTGGAACAGAAAACTGACGGCAAAAAATAACAGACGATGAAAGCTGAATTATGCCACAGGCTGTGGCACAAATGAGGATGGCGATATGAAAGAAAAAACAAAAGTATATATTTATACGAGAGTATCTACTGCCGTTCAGGTAGACGGTTACTCCTTGGATGCTCAGAAATCAAGAATGAAAGCCTATGCTGAGTTCAACGATTTTGAAATCGTCGGTGAATATGAGGATGCCGGTAAATCGGGAAAGTCCATTGAGGGCAGATTGGAATTTAACCGCATGATGGAGGATATCAAGTCCGGTAAAGATGGCGTGTCCTATGTGCTGGTGTTCAAGTTATCACGTTTTGGCAGAAATGCGGCAGATGTGCTGTCTACCTTACAGGTGATGCAAGATTTCGATGTCAATCTGATTTGTGTGGAGGATGGCATTGATTCTTCCAAAGATGCCGGTAAGCTGATGATTTCCGTGCTTTCTGCGGTTGCCGAGATTGAGCGTGAGAATATCCGTGTTCAGACGATGGAAGGCAGAATCCAGAAAGCTCGTGAGGGTAAATGGAACGGTGGTTTTGCTCCCTACGGATACAAATTGGAAAAAGGTATGCTGTATATCAACGAGGAAGAAGCCGAGGCAATCCGCATTATCTTTGACCAGTATGTGCATACCGATATAGGAGCTAACGGACTTGCGAAATACCTTGCCAATCACGGTATCAACAAAATTCAGCGGCAGAATGGAAAAAATCCTCTGTTTGATGCAGCCCTGATTCGCAGAATTTTGAAAAATCCCGTTTACTGTGGTAAAATTGCTTACGGCAGGAGAAGAACAGAAAAGGTACATGGAACTCGCAATGATTACCGACTTGTGGAGCAGGAAAATTATCTGTTAGTTGACGGTCTGCATGAAGCCATTGTATCAGAAGGACTCTGGCATGAAGCCCAAGTAAAACTTCTTGCTCAGGCGAAGAAGTATGAAAAGGTCAACAACGGTAAAGACAACAAGGTACACCTGCTGACCGGATTACTTAAATGTCCTATTTGCGGAGCCGGAATGTACGGCAACAAAAGCATCAAGCACAAGCCGGACGGCACGAAATATAAGGATTTCTTCTATTATGGCTGCAAACACCGCACTATGACCCGTGGTCATAAGTGTGAATACAAGAAGCAAATCAATGAGGAATTGCTGGACGGTGCTGTTGCAGAGGTTATTATCAAACTGGTCAGCAATCCGAAGTTTGCGGCGATGATGCAGCAAAAAATCAATATGAAGATAGATACATCCGCCATTGAACAGGAGATTGCCAATTATGAAAAACAGCTTCGTCAGAGCTATGCTACGAAGTCCCGTTTGATTGATGAGATTGATACCCTTGACCCAGATGATAAGCACTACATCAAGCGTAAAGCAGACCTTGATGATCGCCTTTATAAAATGTATGATAAGATAGAGGATACGGAGAATCTGTTGATTGAAGCCAGAGCAAAGAAAATGGCAATAGAAGCAGAAAAACTCACTGCTGACAATATCTACAAAGTGCTGATTTATTTTGAAAAGCTGTACGCTGTCATGGACGAGCAGGAGAAGCGACAGATTATGGAATCGCTGATTTCTGAAATCCATATCTATGAGGAACGACAGCCAAACGGTCAGTGGCTCAAATCCATCAAATTCAAGCTTCCGATTATTGAGGAAGATATGGAAATGAGTTTGGACAGTGATACACATGTCGAGACGGTAGTCCTCTTGTCACGGGAAACAAATCCACTGACGGTTGAGGTCAGAATGGAAGTGGAAACCGGAGAGGTTAAGGAGCATCCGACCTATAAACGCATTCAGGAGTATGTGCAGGAAAAGTATGGCTTCAAAGTTCATACGGCATATATTGTCGAGGTCAAGCGCATGGTTGGACTGGATATGCACAAAGCCCCGAATGCTGTTGAACAGAAAAAGCATGAGTATCATCCCTGCCCGCCCGAAAAGGTCGAGGCAATCAAGGATGCGCTGCGGCATTTTGGCTTAATTTCAGAGTAAATCGACTGTGAGGGCAGTAAAAACGCCGTGCTAAAATCGAGTGTAGTGAAAACAGTAAAGTTCTTTCTCCCTGCACGAAAAAAACACATCGGAAAGTAAAGCACGATGGAGTGTACACGGTATACTTCTGCGCGTGAGATTTTGCGAAACAGTACATTCCTACGCCATGCAGCAAAATGCGAAAGAGCTATCTGCAAACAGAGCATTGCTTCACCCGCTGAAAATCGCTGTAATCAGGAACAGCCCCACATCCCCTACAACAACGGCGGCGGCGGCGGGCGTCTTTTTTTTTG